GTTCCTTGTTTGGAGGTTAGATGGCTATCTTAGATAGACCGATGTTTCAACGACGAATGACCAAGGACGAACTACGTCGATACGGATTACCTGCTTTTGCTAACGGTGGTATCGTTAAAATGAGAAACGGTGGTTCTCTTGGCATGGGGCCTGGTCAGTCATTAGCGATGTTTGGAGATATAAGTTATGCTTCTGTCCCTAGACCAAAAACAGCAGAAGAACTATTAGAAGAAGATTATGGAAAATTAGGAAAGTTTGTAGCAGGAGAAAGAGCTATAACTGCAAGAGAAGAAGAAGAAAAACAACAAGAAAGACTAATGATAGAGCAGGCCAAATTTGATAAAGAAAGAGCAGAGAAAGATAAAGCAGATAGAGAGGCAATGGCGCTTCTTCGTAAAGATAAAAAAGATAATACCACTGTTGTAACAGACACTGATGATCCATTTGAAGAAGATAAAAGTGTTAGTGATGAAAGAACAGAGATGGGAAGACTACAAGAAATTATAAAAGAAAGATCCGCCCTTTATAAAAAATTATTAGGAGATCCGAAAGAACAATTAAAACAACAAGGCTTCTTACAATTAGCACAGTTTGGTTTAAATCTTGCTGCCGCTAGAGGTGGAAATCTTGCAGAGAAAATTGCAAAGTCTGCAACAGATCCACTACAAACTTTTGCAGCTTTGGCTAGAGATGCATCGAAAGATGAAAGAGCTATAGAATTAGCAGCCATAGAATCTGGTGAAGCACAAATTTTGAAAGAAATAGAAAATCAAGGAGACTTATCCAATATAGGTAAATCCGTAAGAGATATTGCTCGAATTAAAGGAATTGATTTAAATAAAGCATATGTTGAGTATGAAGCACTTTTGAAAGATGAAGATTTAAAGAGTGATTTTGATATGTTTGTAGAGGCTCAAGGTTCTTTACAGTTTGAGAACGATCTTGAGGCAGCTAAAACATCCGCTAGAATTCCTTTATCAAAATTAGAATCTTTTTCTCCGTACATAACCGAAGAGGGTATTGATAAAAAAGCAGTGAATGAGTTATATATGAGAGGAAAAGTTTTTAGAGGCACCAATGAACAGGGAGATATTGTTGCTATAATTCCAAAAGAGTCCGCTTTAAAAGATAAAAATAAAAAGTTTTTAGATGAAAATGATTTTACTGAATTAGACACAATTAAAGTTTTCAAGTTTTAAGATGGCTATAGTTATCCCAGAATTGGTTGATCGTCCCGATCCATCGGGATTAGCAAACGAGAAAGAAGAAAAATATAAAGGAGCTAAAAGTTTTGTAGCTGGAGTAGGCTCTGGTCTTTTTAAAATACCAGAGGGATTTTTTTCTCTTGGAGCCACACTTTATGATCTTGGTGCAGGGACAGATACGGCAGCAGATGTAGAGGTATTCTTTGACAACATTAATCCTTTTGATGAATTAGCAGAGGAAACTCTAGTTGGTAAACTAACAGAAACTTTAATCAGTTTGGGTGTGCCGTCCACAGCAGGTTTTAAATTAGGAACTCAATTAGCAAGAAAAGGATTAAGAGCTAAAAAAGCAAATAGATATGCTTTAGCTACTTCAAAAGGAGAAATAAAAAAATTTAAAGATTTAAATAGATTACAACAAGCAGGTTTTAAAGACGCACAAAAAAAAGTGTTGAACAAAGGCGAAAGATTAAAAAGGTCTTTAGCAGATAAAGCTTATATATTTGGAGGAGGGTTAGGTGGCTCTGCATTAGCTGATTTTGTTTTTGCTGATGACGAGATTGGCACGATAGGAGACTCTTTAGGCTTTGGTCCCACACAAAGAGATGAAGATGAACGAGAAGGTCGATCTGAGGCATTACGAGAAATATCTAATAGATTAAAGTTTGCAGGAGAAGGCGCCTTATTAGTAGCGGGAATAGGTAGTGGTTTTAATATTTTAAAAAAAGGAGCAGACTCAGTTAAATATAAATTTACTAAAGACCCTCTAGCAGATACATCAAAAAGATTATTAGCAAAACTTACAGCTCAAGGTGTTAAACCAAAAGAAGCAGAAGAGTTAGTCAGACAGTTTAGAAGAGAATCAGAAAAGTTTGGGTTTCAAGGAAAAGCCATGGGAGCAGAATTACAAAGAGTATTTGAAGATATATTAGACGAAACAGGTAGTGTTGCTCAACAATTAAAACCAGAACAAAAAACAAAGTTATCGAATGCCATCTTACAGTCTTTAAAAAGTGAACAAAAAAATGAACTTAAAGGTGTATTAAATGAGTTAGGAGTAAACGCTACAAAACAAGATGAAGTTTTTAGAGTGGTAAATCAAGGTAGAGATTTTGTAGAAAACTTATCTGGTCAAATAAGAGATTTAGTTCCTGAAAGTGCAGTGGCTTTACGAGAAACTATAGAGGCAAATTTAGGAGAATATTTAACAACCACATACAAGTTAATAGAAAAAAATTCTAAATTAGGAGCTGCTTTTTCAAAATATAAACCCTCTGCGGAATCAATAGAAAATGCTGTGCAATTTGTAAAAAGAGAAATATTAGATGTTGAGGGTCAAGGTATTATGTCTGTTGCTCCAGATATTCAAGCAAGACAAATAGTAGAAAATATTTTAGACGGTAATATTAAGCAGCTATCAAACGATAACACAAGAGTAGTTCTACAAAAACTAGGGCTAGATATAGATACTGGTATTTTAAAAACTAAAAAAAAGATACCACCAGAAATAAAAGCTATATTAGGAGAGATAACAGATCCCAACTATGTGTTGGCATCCACTATAGCAAAACAAGGATCACTAATAACAGAGCTATCTATGTTGACCAACCTAGCTAAACTTGGAAAAAATAAAATATTTTTTTTTGATGATGCTACCAAGACCGGACAAAAAATATCTGGTAAAGACGCAGCACAAAGAGCTTTTGGAACAAGTGAAGTAGTCAGTATTGGACAGTTTGGCTCCTTAGGAAAATTAAATTTGCCTACTGCTTTAGATGGAGCTTATACAACAAGAGAAATGGCTGAGGCATTTTCCGATCAAGCAGCAGCAGCCACAGGAATTTTAAATAGTGATTTATATAAATATTTTATTCTCGCTCCTAAGTCTTTTTCGCAATCAGCAAAAACTCTTTTCTCTCCTTTTACACATTTAAGAAATATTATTAGCGCTGCAGCATTCACCTCCATGAATGGAAATATATCTTTAACAAATCCTAAAAAAACGATAGATGCTTTTAATAGTGCCTTTGAAGCATTTAGAAAAGGGCAAAGAGGATTTGGAAAAAATCGAAGATTTAATGATGAAGCTCTAAGAGAATATTTAGATTATCAAAGACGAGGTATGACTGGCACCAACCCATTGATAGGAGAAATTACAGACATGGGAAATGACGTAGCCACTCTAAATATAGGGCAAAAAGTAGAAAATATAACTGGCGGTGTGCTTAATAAACTGGCAGAAAGAGTAAAAAAAATAAAAGACTTTACAGTTAATACTTATCTAGCAGAGGACGACTTTTGGAAAATATATAATTATAAATTTGAACAAGGTAATTTTAGAGATGGATTTATTAAAAACTTTTTAAGAAGTGAGGACGTTGCAGGCACTAGACTGAGTGATATTATTAGAAAAGTTAGAAGAGCTGAAAACTTAGAAGCAGGAGAAACTAAAATTAAACTACTAAAAGAACTAAAAGAGAGTGGAGACCAAGAAATATTTGATCGACTAAACGCAAAAGTAGGAAAAATTATAAATAGAGAAACAAATATTAATGATCCTATTTATTTTGTCGGCAAAGATGTAGATCCAACAAATGCAAAAATTTCTATTGAGGAGGACTCTTTAGGTGCTTTAGTAAAAAATCTAGCAGCAGATTCTACCAGAAACAATATACCTAACTATGAGTATGTCGGTGAGGCTATAAAAACTCTAAGAAAACTACCACTTGGAACTTTTGTATCTTTCCCCGCTGAAATAATAAGAACAGGCTTTAACACTCTTCAAAGTTCCATGAGATTGATGTCCATGGCAGAGACAAGAGCGCAAGGATTAAGAAGATTAACAGGTGTTGTAGGCACAGGAGCTGCGCTACCTGTTGGCGCAGTTGAACTAGGAAAACAGTTATCAGGATTCTCAGCAGAGGACATGGAAGCACTTAGAAGGTTTGTACCTTCGTGGTCAACTAACGGATTACTTGTGCCCACTGGCACTGATGAAGAAACAGGTAACCTACAATATTTAGATTTATCTTACATTTACCCTTACGAGTCACTTCTTAAACCTGCTGTCACCATGTTTAATCAACTTCAAGAAGGCGAGTCAACTGATGAAGCGATGACAAAAAGATTATTGGATGGCGGTATTATTAGTATGAAAGAATTAGTAAAACCGTTTTTGCAAGAAGCGATTTATACGGAGGCTTTTTTAGATTTAGTTGCAAGAGGTGGAAGATCAAGAGATGGTAGTGCTGTTTTTAGAGATGAGGACCCTGTCGGTGAAAAGCTGTATAAAGGCACCATGCATATATTAGAAACTTTTGCTCCAGGTTCTATCAAACAAACTCGTAGAATAAGAGATGCCTTTCTTACAAAACCAGACAAATATGGAAAAGTTTATGACTTACAAGACGAGTTGCCTGGAATATTTGGATTTAGAAATATCGAATTAGATGTTGATGATAGTTTTAAATTTATGGTTTCAGACTTTAATAAAAGAATATCCTCCGCTAGAGCAACATTTTTAGGTGATGTTTTAAGAGGAGGAAGTCTATCTTCAGATGAGATATTACAACAATATTATGGAGCAGAAAATCAAAGATTCAAAGCTTTTCAAGATTTTAGAAAAGACATTCAAGCAGCAGAAAGACTAGGTATAAAAAGAAGAGATTTGTTAACTCAATTAGACAGAGTTCCTAAAAAAAATAGAAATGCACTTTTAACAAACAGGTATATACCATACGAACCATCAGATAAAGTTAAGTTATTGTTTTATCAAAATGAATTAAACATAGCTAGAGAAACAGGGAAGCCTATTGAGAATAATTTTCAAAGAGCTTTTTCTCCCATTAATTCATATTTACAAACTAATACAGGTAAAAGTTTATCGGATAGTCTTGACTTTAGTTTTACCACACCAGAGGTTACAGATTTTTTTGAACTATCTATATTTAACTCTAACGCTCCTGTTACTCCTCAATCACCAACCACGAACACTGGTTCAGGAACCATTGTCACTGGACAAGGACAAGGCTCGACAAACGCTAATGTAGATGTTAGATTTAGGCAAGGAACAATAACAGACCCAACTAATAGGGCTATAGGAAAATTAAGTTAATGGCACCACCACGTAGAAGAAGAGCTAATATTAGTAGACCCTCTAGGCCGTCAGGAGGCCCACCAGGGTCAGCACCGACTAGTAGAGCGGCTCAAACAAGAGCTAATATTAGTAGAGCTAGAACAAGTAAAGCAGATATTGCTAGAGATTTAGACGCTGCTAGAGGTCGTAAAGAATTCTTTTCATCTCGACCAGATGTCTCTGACGACAGAGCAGCTAGAAGAATGAAGCAAGCTGATGAACTTCAGCGATTCAAAAACCTATACACAAAGCCTGTTTATACAGATACAGGAAGTCGTGTTACAGGTGTCACTCAAATGAAGCTAGATGCTCCTAGAACATTAGAGCAAGAAAGACAAAGATTAGTTCAACAATATGGTCCTACAACAAGAGAGGTTATGGGAGATATTGGTTTTGGATTAGGTAGTCTTGCACGAGGTGTTGGTCAAGCCGCACAACAATACTTAGGTTCTGGTGG